TGAAAACCGAGTTACTAAAAAATTTAATAAAGGAAGCTGTTAGAGAAGCTATACAAGAAGAATTAAAAGAAGTTTTATTAGAGGCCGTAAAAGCACCTAAAGTTGCTACACCACAACCAGTTCAAGAAAATAGAACAATAACCTCTACTACCCCTCCACCTGTATCTCAAGCGGACAGAAGGCAATCTTACCTAGATATTATAGGTGAAACTAAAATGAATTTAACCAGTAAAGATGCTCAGTCTTTTTCCCCAAAAGGAAATATAGACACAACATCACCAAATGGTCAACTACCTACAGGAGAAGTAGGGATGAATCAAATAATGGGGTTAATGAATAAATAAAATGGCATTTGGGTCTAAAAAAATATCACCAATTGATCTTAATAAAAGAGCAGCATTAGGGGTAAATATTCCTTTTAATAATCTACCTGGTTATATAAATGGGTCAGACCCTTTAAATCCTGTTTCTTTTTCCCTTAATGAAGACTCTACCCCATTTGAATCTAATTATACAACAGCAGAAGCAATAAAAAATAACTTAATTAACTATTTTTTAACAAATAAAGGAGAAAGATTTTTAAACCCTACATTTGGGGGAGGGTTAAGATCTTTTATTTTTGAACAAATTAACACAGGAAACTTAGATTTTTTAAAAGAGAGAATTGAAAGTGACTTATCATTATACTTTTCAAATGTTATTATTAATATATTAGACATCTTAAAAGAAGAAAATACTAATACAATTAACATCTCTTTAACATATAGTGTCCCCCATACAGATATTAATGACACATTAGAAATGAACTTTACATAATGGCTACAAAAATAAATAGAGATATAAAATATTTAAATAGAGATTTTTCTGATATTAGAGCTAGATTAATAGAGTTTTCTCAAACCTATTTCCCTAATACTTATAATGATTTTTCCCCAACATCACCAGGAATGATGTTTATGGAACAAGCCGCTTATGTAGGCGATGTAATGTCATTTTATTTGGATAATCAATTACAAGAAAATTTTACAACTTTAGCTAAACAAACAAACAACTTATACGAGTTAGCTTATATGTTTGGGTATAAACCTAAATCAACAAAAGCTTCACAAACAACAATTGATTTCTACCAACAAATACCAGCTAATTCAAATGGTGATCCAGACTTTAGATACACATTAACCATTGATGAAAATACTACAATTAAATCCCCATCAGGAGATAACTTTTTAATTGAAGATAAATGTGATTTTTCATACTCTAGTTCATTTGATCCTACTGAAGTATCAGTATATGAAGTAATAGGATCAACCCCAGTTTATTTTTTATTAAAAAAAACAAGAAAAGCTATATCTGCTACTATAAATGAAGAAGTTTTTACATTTGGTTCTCCTAAACAATACCAAACTGTTAATATAGAATCCGATAATATAATTGGAATATTAGATGTTACAGATAGTGATGGAAATGTTTGGTCTGAGGTAGATTATCTAGGTCAAGAAATGATTTACGATAAAATTAAAAATACTAACGTTAATGACCCCAATATAACAGATTCTAAAGATATTCCATTTTTACTAAAATTAAAAAAAGTTCAAAGACGTTTTGCTACTCGTTTAACATCAGATAATAATCTACAAATTCAATTTGGGGCAGGTAACCCAAATGATATAGATGAAGAAATAATCCCAAACCCAGACAATGTAGGCATAGGTTTGCCTTTTGAAAAAAACAAACTTACAACAGCGTATTCTCCAACAAACTTTTTATTTACAAATACTTATGGTATTTCACCAACAGATACAATTCTAACAGTAAGATATTTAACAGGTGGTGGAGTAAATTCAAATATAAGTTCGGGACAACTAACAGATTTAAACACATCAACAATTAAATTTAATGAAGTTGGTCTTTCTCCCAATTCAGCAAATTATGTTTTTGATTCTGTATCATGTATTAATAATATAGCAGCAGATGGTGGGGCTGATGGTGATACTAATGAAGAAATAAGGCAAAATACCATAATGCAAATTGCAACCCAACAAAGAACAGTTACATTAGAAGATTACATGATTAGAGCTTTAAGTATGCCCTCAGATTTCGGAGCAGTTTCTAAAGTTTATATGGAAAAACCAAGACTAGACAACCAAACATCAACAGTTGAAACTTTATGTATGTATGTTTTATCTTTAAACTCACAAGGAAAATTCACATATCCTACTTCTACATTAAAGAAAAATTTAAGAACTTACTTATCACAACATAAAATGATAGGTGATAGTATAGAAATAAAAAACGGATATATTATAAACATAGCTATAGATTTTGAAATAGTAGTATTACCTAACTTTATAAATAGTAAAGTATTATTATCTTGTATTCAAGTATTACAAGATCATTTTGATAGAGATAAATGGCAATTTAATCAACCTATTTTTATAAAAGATTTATTTGTTATGTTAGATAAAGTAGAAGGTGTTCAAACTGTAAAAGATATTAAATTTTCAAACAAATCAGGAATTTCATCAGGTTATACTCAGTATGCTTATGATTTAAAGGGGGCAACCCAAAACCATGTAATTTACCCAAGTTTAGACCCTTCAATTTTTGAAATTAGATACCCTGATACCGATATTAAAGGAAGAGTAGTACCACTATAACAAATATATAAAATAACAAAAATGGCTATTTACAAATTATTCCCACACAAAGATGCAACATTGTATTCCCTTTACCCGGATATGAATACGGGTACAGATGCTATTACTTCAATCACTAATTTAAATATAGCTATAGATTCTGCACCTCAAGTATCAAGGTTTTTAACTGAGTTTTCTCAAGAAGAAATTAAAGATGTTATTGATAATAAAATTAAAACTAGTAATTGGGAAGTAAATTTAAAATCATTTATAGCAACAGCCCAAGGAATAGTAGAATCTACTGATTTAGAAGTCCATCCCGTGGGTCAATATTGGTATAATGGTACTGGTATGTTTCTAGATATTCCTCAAACCACAGATGGAAC